CCCAAAGAAAATAGCAGCCAGACCCAGCTCATACGCCTATAACCCAGCCCTAGCTAAAGGCCATCGCGTATACAACCTAATGATCAACATGCCACCTAGACACTCCAAGTCAACCTACGCCACAGAACTGTTCCCTGCCTACTATATAGCCAGAAACCCAACTCGCTATATCATGTCAGCGTCATACAACACAGAACTAGCCAAGGGCTTCGGTAGAAACGTGCGAGCCAACCTAAATAGTCCAGCCACCGCCCAAGCATTCCCTGACTTTGCCTTCTCTCCAGACTCACGAGCAGCAGACACCTTCAAAACCACACTCTCTGGCCAATACTTTGGCGTGGGACTTGGCGGCACAACTTCTGGAAGACCTGCTACCGCACTAATTCTCGATGATCCAATCAAGTCGCGTGTCGAAGCCGAGTCTGCCACCCAACGTAACACCGCTTGGGATTATTACACTGCCGCACTCACCACTCGACTACAGCCAGAACAAGACGGCTCGCCCCCGATCCAAGTCGTTTGCTACACCCGTTGGCATCCAGATGATCTTGGTTCACGAATCATGCAAACAGAAGATTGGCGAGAAGGCTTATGGCTCCACCTAAATATGCCAGCCCTAACGACAGTCACCTCAGATGTTCGCGCACGAGTAGACACGCTAGACCCGTCCGATCCTCGCTACATTCCCTCGGAAAAGTGCAGTGCCGCCGACAAGTCTCGCAGATACTATTTCCCTACAAATCGTGTGGCCTTATGGCCAGAGAGATTTCCCGTATCGGAACTAGAACGCCGTGAGCGACTCAATCCTCGTGACTTTGCCGCCCTGTACCAGCAAACCCCCACTGTCGCTGGCGGTAACATTATCAAATCCGTGTGGTTCCAGTATTACCACCCCATGAACCTCGACAGAACACAAATATCCTCGATCATCATCACGATGGACACGGCTTTCAAAAAGACAGAAACCTCTGACTTCTCCGTAGCTTTAGTCTCAGCCATGACCGCAGATGGTGACATCTACATTCTCGATGTGCATCGCCACCGCATGGACTTCCCAGAACTCAAAGCATTCACCATCACCCTAAACAACCAATGGCGAGGCAAAGGACTTCGTGCCATCTATATAGAGGACAAAGCTTCTGGCCAATCTCTCATTCAAGAACTGCGCCGAGAGTCAGGCGTATCCGTAGTTCCCTTCAAAGTAAACTTTGACAAGGTGGCTCGTGCCAACTCAGTCACCCCACTCATCCAAGGTGGTCGAGTCTACCTACCCTCATCAGCAAAGTGGCTTGATGACTTCGTAACTGAATGCTCGCAGTTCCCTTCCGCAAAACACGATGACCAAGTGGACGCACTCGTTATGGCGATAGACATTCACTCTCGCTCATCAGTGTCACCACACGCTGCCACCTTTGGCGCACTCACTGGTTTCGGATCACTCCAATCCCAAGCCACACTATCCAAGTCAAACAACACCCTATCCTCATCCCTAAACTCCTCTGGCTCTTGGAGCAGTTGGGGCGAAGATTAACCACAAGGAAACCACATGAAACTACACAACGACTTTTCGCATGACCCAATAGATGGATACATCCCTGAGAAATCAGAACCAGACTATGGCCCCCTCTACGATATCCTCCATGAAGCTGGTCTTCGTGCGTCTGAGTCAAAAGGTAAGGAGCGGCATTCCAACGGAAAGCCCTTTACTTCCCAGCCACTCTTCACTATCCAAGCTGCCGTAGGTACAGGATTCCCACTAGGACAAGCCCTAAAAAAGATTCAAGAGTCGCAGCGTTTGTCTCCAAGCCAAGCGCGTAAAGAACTCCTAGACTCTATTGTTTACATAGCTTCTGCGATTATCTATGAGGATATGAATCAAGACTAATCTGCGGCTAGGTCAAGGACGACCCAGCTAGCCCATTACATCACAATAGCTACACAGCCAGATAAGCGCATTGCCCATTGGGTAAGCCCTACACTCGCAACAATGCTACATCATTCGTGGAAACCCTATGCTCGACTATCGCTCCAGTACACTTCAACCTAACGATGTAATTGTAGACCTATCCCGTCACATCAATAAACTTCTAGCATACGAAGATATTTCTGACGACCTCAACCCTCAAGAAGAAATAAAACTTGTGGAGTTTGTTCGCCAAACTTCCCAGATGTCTTACGATAAAATCTCTCGCCGCTACAAGCATTGGCAAGATGCTGACCGCGCACATGACGTATACGTTCCACCCGATGCGACAAAGTTCCGCGAGAAAGCAGTCATCGCTGACACACGCGCAATATCTGACACTGTACTTACATACCTTATGTCTGCCCTTGGTGGACGTAACCCCATGTTCCAACTCGAAGGGCTTGACCGCAAATCACGCGAGTCTTCCGCAATCTTAGAGCGACTACTACACCAACACATGAGGCGTACCGCAGGTGAGGCTCGTATTGCCCAACTCCTACTCGACTCAGTACGTTATGGTTTTGCCCCTACAAAGATTGTGTGGAACCCACAGACCAACACCAACAACATCGTCAACTTCGACCCACGCAGATGCTTCACTGACCCTCGCGTCCAGTGGGGAGATTGGGACAAGATGCAGTTCGTAACCTTCACCGACTACTCATCTACCTCGGCCCTTCTCGCCTCTGGCCTTTACCCCAAGCTCAAGAAGTATCCAGCCCTTCGCCGCTCATCAGGAACGATGTCTGGTTGGGATAGTCACACAACCCTCAAAGAAGACTCCAAGGGAATGAATGTCTCACCTCAAGAGACACTAACACGAGGCTCTTACTTCACCTTAGACTCTGCCAGAGTGACAGATGAAACATGGGTTCGCTTAAACGGATTTGAAATTGGTGTACCTTCTATTGATCAAATCTGGATGGTAATGACCATCCTCGATGAAAAGGTAGTTATTCGCGCACAGCTCAACCCATACGGGCGACAGTTCCCAGCAGTCTTTGGCTCGCTATTCTTCGACAAGCACAAGACTTACTCGCAATCCCTGTACGATTTAATGCTTCCTCTGCACGACATAGGCACATGGTTGCTTCGCTCTCGCATAGATAACGTGCAAGCCTCGCTATCCAACCTCATCTTTGCAGACCCAACGCAAGTCTCGATCCCCGACCTTATCGACAGAAACCCTTGGGGCGTAGTTCGGACAATGAATGGTGCGAAGGCAGGCGATGGCGTGTTCATTGCTCAAGTGCCAGACGTAACTCGTGGCCACTGGAATGACATCCAAGGCATCTCTGAGATGAAGCAACGCCTCTCCGCATCTTCTGATGCACAACAAGGTATGCCAACCTCTGATGGAATCCGCTCTGCAACAGAAATACAGCGACTCACCCAGCTCGGTTCTCAGCGTCTAGGAGTCCTGTCTCGCGTCATGTCAGCAACCACTATTCGTCCCTTAGTTCGCATGATGGTATCCAACATTCAAGACAGCCTCTCCATAGAAGGCTCCATAAAAATAGATGAAACAGATCAGTCCACTCTCCTATCTGGCCGAGTCAAAGATTCTTACATCGACTACGACTCCTCCTCGATCCAAGGTTCTATCGACTACCTAGTAGTGGACGGCACTCTTCCAGTAGAACCTTCTCGCTCGCCAGAGACATGGATGAACATGCTACAAGTAATGAACAAGACGGGACTCAATATGGAATACAAGATGGGCAAGATTGCCGAGGAAGCGATCCGTTCAATGGGCATCTCTGACCTTGACCAATTTAAAATCTCGCAAAAAGAGCGCGAGGAAGAAGGCATGTCTCCCTCCCAAGAAATGCAGATGATGGAAAAAATGCGAGGAGCTTCCGTTCAGCCAGCAGGTGATGTTGAAGACCAAGTGAAAGCAGGAAACTTGATACCCATGTCAGAGGCACAAAAGAACGCCAAGAAGTAAATAACCCTGATAGCAGAGGGACGACCCCCCTCTAGCTATGTCGGACAATACCCAAAGTATTATTACATAGGCGAAAGAACCGAATGTCAAAGCCATCACCTCAACAGCTTGCAGCAGCAATTGACCCACTTATTCGTGAGTATATTGACGCGCACATGCGAAAGATGACGGCGAAGCTTACTCATACTACTGAACAGCTTGACGCTTCTCTTGCTCGTACTTTGGCTACATCAAAAGCCCTTGAGTCCGACATGGCCAGATCAGTCCGTAACCTTAACAAAACAATTGAAGACGATCCCACATTTAAAATTACCAGAGCCAAATTGATCACCATTGCGAAGGAACTCAATCTATGAGTATCACTAGACCTCGCGGCGAACAAATTGTTTTCTCATCCAGCAAGACAGGCGAGCATTCACTCGACACCTATTTAGAGTCTGCTGAGATTGGCAACAAAACAATCAATGAACTATTGACTCAACTGTACACTGATTCGGGCCTAGTACGATCTGACCTATTTGAATTCCGAGAGTACCCTCCCCTATCTGGCCAACTACAAGTTAGGTTTGGCGATCAGTTAGACCCCGATACATTATGGGCTAATGTAACTAGCACAGATTTTCAAGCATTTATTACAGCCTGCCAAACAGCACAGGGGCTAGCCGAGACAGCCCAAGGTCTTTCCGAGACAGCACAGGCAGCATCCGAAACAGCAAAAGCCGCATCAGATGTCGTTCAGGCATGGATCGTTAATGCTCAGTCAGAGATTGCAGTAACTCAATCTGAAGTCAACGCGAAAGAATCTGAGATAACTGCCAGCACTAACGCTACTGTAGCCGCTCACGAAGCGACAATTAATTCATCAATAGCGGCAGGTCAAGCGGCGATCACCGCGCAAGTGGCATCAGTCACATCCACCACATCAGCAGAACTAGCAGCAGCACAAGCCACTATCATTGCCCAAAGTGAGGCAGTTGAAACTACTACATCTAACGCGCTTTCAGTAATAAGCGCAGTAGAAAGTACAGCTTCAGGATTTGCTCAGGACGCTTTAGTTCAGGCAGGTCTATCTCTCGCATCAGCGAATGCCTCAGAAGCATCTCGCCAAGCTGCTAATGCTGCAAAAGTTAACGCTCTATCCTCGTCAGTTAACTCAGAGTCTTCAAACGTATCCTCATATAACTACATGATCCAAGCACAAAATTATTACAGCCAGTTGGCTAACGCAGTTACTAATATTGTCCATGACCCATTAACAGAAAGGCTAATCTAATATGACAACCCTAGCCAACTACAACATTATTCGCACCGCCAAAATCAAAGCCATTGAAAGTTTATACAACGCTCTCGCTGGAACGCCCTTGGCTCGTGAGATTGTAGCTACAGTGAAGTCCCTTGAGATACTTGGAGACTTAAAGTACGTCCCATCTGACGCAACAATCAGTTCGGTAACTTACTCAGACCTACTTACCAGACTAGCAGAAAAATCAGCAAACGCTATTTCTCTGGCTACTACCGCAGACGAGATGATGTACCTTTCTCGCGGTATCGCATTTTCAGAAGTTCCGTTCTTTGACGTGGCTGCATGGAAAATCAAGCATCACGACAGCGAAAACGTAGACATTCATGGCGAGATTGCCGTGGGTGAACGCACCTTTGAGTCCTTTGAGTCCAAAGTTCTTGAAACCTTTTATGCAACAGTTGGAGTCTAACGCATGACCACAATCACTCTTGCCGTCACGATAGGTTCGGACGGAACAGATTTTTATAATATCAACGGCTCTAAGCAGCCAGCAGTATCTTTGCTTAGAGGAAACACTTACATCTTTGACCAATCAGATGCCACTAACAGTGGACACCCATTAAGGGTATCAATCACCTCTGACGGAACTCATGGTAGTGGTGTGGCATACACATCAGGTGTGACTAATGGAAGCACTGTTGGTTCTTCTGGTGCATTTACCCAGATAATTGTCGCACCTGACGCGCCTAACGCGCTCTACTACTACTGCTCTAACCACAGTGGGATGGGTGGGTCTTTTAATGTTTCTGGCGTAGATATTACCTCAGTAGGTGACATGTCAGCTACCGCAGACCTAGCTATAGCCGACAACACAGTTACATCATTTACAGATAACACGGAAATCTTTTCGGCAACTCTTGCTAAAGAAATTCCTGCCAAGCTTAACGCGATAGCTACTGCCTTTAAAACGCACGTTAACACTGAGCTTATGGCTGATGCAGTAGCTCACGACAATGCTGCTGTCGCATCAATGGTTAGTCACATCAACTCTTTTGTGACATCCATTACTAGCTACATGAACGCTACAGTTATTGATCACTTGAATACTGCTCTAGCGACTATTGCTACTGACCAAAGCACCTACAAGTCAAACGTAGCGACACAGCAAAATACTGCTGAAACTACTTATCAAACAAACTACGACACTTTCATTGCGAGTGTTAACACTAACTTTTCTACGTTATCTGATACCAACGCAAGCGTCTTCGCCGCGCAAACAGCTACCCTTAATACAGGGTTTGATGACCTTCAAGTAAACCTTGCGAACTACGTTGGCGTACACACTACTTACTCTAAGGCAGAGATAGATAACACTATATTCACAGGGTCAGTACCAAGCACTGATATTTCCTATGATGGTGAAGGACGAATAGTTTCAGTTAAGTCTGAAGGTAAGCTCGTCTGGAACATTACTTACGATTCAGATGGCTATCTTGAATCATTTAAAGAAGACGTAGAACTTGGTGGAATTATCCAACGAAAGAACTATGTCGTAACAACTGATGCTACTGGCCAAATTACAGCCATCAACGTAATCGTATAACTGGAGTAACCTAACATGGACATGATCCTACTTAACGAAATCAACAAATTACAAAGTGGAAGTGGAAGTTCTTCTGCTGTGTCTCCACTAATAGGGAAGAAAGACCCCTCCCGATTTATGGAACCTTCATTTGCTGTTGTGACGATACATAATACAGATTATTGGGGTGCTAATGTTTATGACCACAACATGAACCTCATATCTAAAAAATATTACAATAATAGCGGCTATGGTTCTGCTGGCACTACTTCAACCTATGGCGGTGATCTAGCCAGTGATCATTATAATTACGCTAGCACCCAATCCACTACGTCCTCCTCGAATGATCGAGGTAATCGTAGCTCTGCTTCAGGCCATACAGGACATACTGACATAGAAGTTGCACGTTCAGGCGATATGTCTTTTCATCATGGCGATCAGGAAGCTGGCTACGCCTTAGAGCGCGTTGGTACTTGGTTGCACAATTCAACTCCTGAGCTGGCTCTTTTCAATAAAAATAACGAATGTTGGATTGGAAGTCGCGCTGGCTACTCTGGCACTCCGCTAAATTCCACTCATGGTAAACAAGCCTACCAAGGTTTTTGGAATAGTCGCGGATTTAACAGTTCCTCAAAAAGAGCAGGAATCTCTTATAACGAGAAGACCAAACGACTCGCATTGATAGAGAAAAACGGCAGCCAAAGTCGCGTCCATGTCTGGAAGGATGTTGAATCTCCAGCGACTTTTAAAACCAACGATGAGTTTTTTGGTACTTCAAATTTAAACGATAGCACTAAAATGATTTCGCAGTGGTTTAGCCATAACTACAACAATGGTGAAGGGGCTTATAGAAGCCATATAGTTCTGTGTGATAACCATAGCATCATCTACACTAGCTTTGGAGAGAGCCAAGGAAACGAAGTCCACAGGATTACTTCAGATGGAACCTCGTATGGTAGCTTCACTAACACTCGTAACTTTGGATGTACAACCAGTTATGGTAGAGATCAAGGCCCACGATATGGCCCACGATTCCAGATTAGTCTCGATGGTGAGTATGTCTTTCAGTGGGGCTATTACTACTACTACGGCAGTGGTATGCACGCCACGATAACTCGCGTATCAGATGGTAAAAATATCCATTGGGAGAACAATAATACAAGTGACGGAATTCAGGCTGTTCCCCTCCACGATAGCGACTTTATGCTGAACTGGTCTAGTAACAGCGATGGTAACGGAATGCGTATGTGCCGTTTGCCTATCAGAGAGATGTTTGAAAGGATTGGGCAGGATGGAACATTTAACCCAGAATGGACTTATTACTACTTCGACAACAACTTCTACTCTACATGCTACGCCTACATCATGCCCGTATTGAATACGGATTGGTCAAAGTTTGTTGACTACGATAAAAAGTTTGCCATTGTAGCTGAATCACCATAAACCATATTAGGAGTTTTAAATAATGAAGTTAACATTTGAAGATGGAGTAGCAAGGTTTGATGAGGATGGCGTTCACGCTATCCCTCGCGCTCTTAGAACTAGCACCCAAGTTCACCGATTTGTTCTTGGTGAAGATGGCACAACTGTCACTGACAAGTTTAGTGGAAAGACTGATGCTCAGATCATTGCCTTAGAGCTTACTGAAGCTTCAGCTAATAGTTTAGCTGAAAACAAAGCTAGGATTATAGCTAGTATCAAACGGGAAGCTGGTGAGCGCATCAAACCAAGTGATTGGAAAGTTGAACGGGCTACCGAGAGAGCTGATGGTTCTTTAGCGGCTGTTCTGGCTGACAGAGAGACAATTCGTACTGACTCTAATACTGCTGAAGCTGCTGTAAATGCAATGACATCCGTAGACGATGTTAGAGCCTTTAGCTGGTAAAATGTACTTCGTTGTCGTAGCCACGATGCTCGCAACTGCGGAACCAACATTCCCCGTAGTTGTGGCAGGCTATGCAACGATGAATAAGTGCAGGCTAGAGCTAGTAGAAATCTCGAAGATCAACGGGTTTGAACTTATTATAAGCCCGTTTGTTGGATATGCAGTCGCTAAGATGGGCGAGGAAAAATCCACGATGGGTTTCTGCATTAAAGACATTAGAGGAATTTAACATGAGCCTAGATTACAGAGGCGAAAAGTTCTCTGGCTACAACAAGCCTAAGCGTACCCCAAAACACAAAACCAAGTCTCACGCTGTCGTAGCGAAAGAAGGCGAAAAAGTTAAGCTCATTCGATTCGGTGAACAAGGCGCGTCTACCGCAGGCAAACCAAAAGCTGGCGAGAGTGATGCGATGAAAGCAAAGCGCAAGTCTTTCAAAGCAAGACATGCAAAAGGGATTAAAGCAGGAAAGATGTCAGGAAGTTATTGGTCTAATCGTGAAAAATGGTAGGAAGTAATCATGCCCACAGTTAAAGGTAAGAAATACCCGTACACCCCAGCAGGAAAGAAAGCAGCAGCGAAAGCGAAGAAGAAAGCGAAGAAGTGAAGTGTGGTCTTCC